GGCGCGGGAATTGAAAGTTGCCCGGTCATTTGGATCGGGTGGTGTGGGTAGCGCTGCGATGCTGGGGGGTGAGGTTGCCATTTATATCAAACCTTTGACGTTGATTGAAAGTGTTGCTATGCCGAATGAGTCGTATGTCATCTTGCCGCTGCCGATGCCGAAAGTTGTTAAACCTGCGTATCCAGCAACATCCGTTGCCACCCATGCCACAGGTATGTCCAGCACGTTCTGAACGCTTTGCAGCACCGCATCAGCCTCATTGCGTGGCATCACGATTGAAACGACAAGGTTGGTGCCAGCGTGTCGGCGAACGATGGTGGTGGTTCCGTCATCAGCGGTTTTGATGTAGCTGTAAGTGACTGGCTCTGCACTCGCACCGTACTGCGTTCCACCCCATTCGCCGCTGCCTGCCAGAGATACAGAATCACCGCAAACGATCATGCCGATGCCAACAGATGTGCCAGTGATGGTGATGGTTAGCTCTGCGCCAGGGCGAATCGGTAGCCCGGTAAACACCAGCTTGGTTAGCTGCTTGGGTGGGCTAAATAGATACTCGTACCAGCCAACGGGGTCTTCAAGCAGGTAGCCTGAATCGCTCCAGATGACCGTGCCGCCAGGGGCGTCTTTGAGCGTCAGTGCGTACTGCGCTCCGGTCAGGCCGTACAGCGCGACAGCGTTGAAATACCCCGGCGTCAGGGTGTAGCTGATGCTGGTGGTGGCTGTTGCGGCAGTTGACGTGTAAATGTCAAACGGTGCCCCTTTGTTCGTCGGGCGAATGTCAGACCACTTGGTCGGGTCAAGCTCTGGGCTGATCGTGCTGCTGCCTGCCACTGCGCATTTGTAAACGCGGTGAGTGGCGACAACATGGCGCAGGTCGCCCACCGCTGCGGTGTAGCTGGCCCAGGCTGTGGTTGGGTCTTCTACCGTCAGGCTGGTGGTGAAGGTGCTGATGCTCAAAGGTGCGATGATGTTCATACGGTCTCCACCAGCATCGGCTGTTCAGGTCTGCCATTGGTGGCATCGGCGGTGCGGGCAGCGTGTTTGTTGCCGTCATTGACGATGGCTTGCAGGCGCTGCACCTCTTTGGTCAGCCCTTCTACCAGCGATTCAAGGCGGGCGTTTCCGCTGCCGCCCGCTGCCGGGTTGTAGGCTTTTGGCACCACCGCCTCACCCTCATGCAGATAGGCAAGCTGGTCGCTTGGGATGTAGTTTGTCCCGATGGCGTAGCTGTTAAATCGCGGGTCGTGGATCAGCGCCTCGTATGAAAGGTCGCCGGGTCCTGATGCTGTCCAGGTGCCGTTATTTATGGCTGTAGCTACTGCTGCGTAAGTGGCATCCGGAAAAGCAGCGACCGCCCGCACATTGGCCGCGTCAAGCACCGCAGACGTTCTTAGCGGGTCTGCTGTGCTGCTGCCAGAGCCGCCGTAAGTGACGCCAGTTTTCGGGTCGGTGTAGCTGTACCCATAATCATAGTTGCCTGGGCTAACCGCTGACGCTATGGCCGAATCGCGGGCTGATGTTTTTGCGCTTTCGATGTTTTGCTGAAGCGGCGCGGCAGTTAACGTTTTTTCTGCGGCCATCGCCAGCGCCAGACGGTCAACCGCATCAGCCACACTCAACACGCTGATGTCTACGCCACGCATAACGTCAACAGCATCTTGCGCTGCTTTGAGCTGGTCATCTAGCACGTCGATCTGCGACTCAGCGGCATCTTGAATTGCTTTGATCTGATCGGAGGCGTATTTGTTGCCATCGGTCAGCGCGTCAAGTTGCTGCTGGTCACGCGTTTTTTGCGTGCCAACGATGGCCCCAAGTTCTTCGAGCTTTCCGGCTTGCACAAGTTGTGCATAGACGTAATCGGATTGGCTGGCGTACATGTCTGCCGTGTCCTGAGTTACCACGGACATTGCATCCTGCAACTTGGTGGCATCCGGCATTACCCCGGCTTTCGCCAAACTCAGACTCATGTCGATATAGGCACGCGCAGACAGCAAGTTGGCCTCTTCGTTGACGCTGCCGCGCAGGGTTTTGACGGCGCTGGTGATGCTGTCAAAAATGCCTGTCAGTGTGTCAACTGACTTACTGGCGGCATCAACCGCTTCCTGATTTGCGTCAATGCTGTCTTGCAGGACTTCTACCTGCGCGTCGGCATCGTCTTGGATGGCTTGCTTGCGGGCATCTATTGCACGCCGCACACCTGACAGCGCGTTGGTCACTGCGGTGTCAGCGTCCTCTAGGGCGTAGACTTGCCGAATAACTGCCTGAGTTGCGGCATCAGTAGTGGTTGCAAGGTCTGCAGCCAGTGCCTGCGCGCGAGACACCGCGCCTGTTGGGTCTTGCAGTGCCGCTAGCTTGTCTTGCCATTGTTTCAGGGTGTCTACCACCTCTGTGACTGATTCAGCACTCGTTTTAAACGCATTGGTGATGTAATCAATTGACTCTTTGTACTGCGCGGCTGTAATCTCTCCGCCAGCCATTGCTCCAGTGAGTATTGTGTAAGCGTCACCCAGGCTTTGCACGTCGCCGGACATAACGCCAGACAGCACAGATTGATACTCAACATCCAGGCCCTCCAATGTGGTGTTTGTCTTTATGGCTTCAGGGATGGCAGCCGCCATTGCGTCGATGATAGTTGCCCCAACAAGGTTTGCAGCGTCTGAAATCAATGTGCTTGTTTGACCTAAATTGATCAGGTCAAAGTCATCAGGGTTAAGCCCTGTGGTGGTTATGGCATCTATGACCGTCTGGTAGTTGCCCTGCGCGGTACTTAATGTTTTCGCCAAGTCCAGGAAACTGTCAGCCACCGTTTGGAGGTTGAGGTTGTTGCCAACGACAGTATCATTTGCTTGAGCAAGCCTTATTTTTAGCTCGTTTGCGTTCGTTGAGAAAACAGATAGTTTTTGACCGAATGAGTCGAGCAAGCCTTGTATCGCGCCGTTGAATCCAAGGTCGTCAAGGTTTGCTTTTAATATGCTGGCGTAGTCCATGTCGCCAGCGCTAATCAGCCTATCGTCTGGCCCTGTTGCACTCTTGTTTGGTATCAGACGGCGACCTGCGTAGGTTCGCGCCATCTGCAATTGATCGTCAATGTAGGCCGCAAATCCAGCTTGCATGTCCGAGAATTGGTAATCCCTAGCGCCAAAGTAGTCGAACCCGCTGGAGTACCCGGAAAAGTCAGTGCCTATCGAGGACAGTCCGTTGTCCCTAAACTCATTGCCAATGTTGCTTAAACTGTTTGAGAGATTGGTAATGCTGGTGGCAGCTTGATTTGACGCTGTGGACAAATCCTGAATCGGTGCTAGCGTTGGGGAGACGGCGTTGGTGATGCTGTCAAGTAGCTCACCAAATTCAACCGACTCAAACATGCTCTTCAGCCCCGACAGCTTGGACCGCGCATCAGCCATCACGGAGTCTGTGGTAGCCTGACTAACCGCTGCACCTGCAATGATTGGGGTGATGATGCTGGAGTAAATGGTCGATGCAATTTCACCAACCGCGGTGTTGAGCATGGCGTTTTTAACGCTGGTAGAAAGAGCTACTGCAAACGAGTTTGCAGCATCACCGGTGTTGCGAGCCGCCTCGGTAATCATGGCAGCCAGACCAGCAGCGTCAAAGCCGAGTTGGTCAGATACCGATGTAGATAGCTCTTCTGTCGCCTTTGCTGCGTCATCTGCTGCTGTCACAAACATATCAAGCGCTGGCGACAGCTTGTCGAGCTGTTCAATGGCCGATTGACCCGATGCTGTCAGTGGGTCGAGTTTTGCAGCGTAATCGATAATCTCGGACTTGATTTTATCGGATGACGCGGTTTTGAACGATTCAGCAACGCTTGTACCAAGCACATCAGCAATTTGATCGGCTGCGTCGTCAAGGGTCAGTGTCTTGTACTTATCCTGGATGCTGGTTAGCTTGTCATAAGCGCTGATCTGATCACGCAGCGCCTGGTTGTAGTCGTAAGCGGCGATCTCTGCCGCATTCAGACCCTTGGTCTCCAAGTCCCGCAGGGCCTCGGCTGCACCTGCCGTATCGCCTTGAGCTGTCAGCAGTTCAACGGAGAGTTGTGATGATTCGTCTGCGAAGCCCTTAAGGGTTTCCCCGAGCTTGGCAGTGCCCACGATGATGCTGGAAAAATATCCTTGCTGCTCTGCTGTCAGTGAGCGGAAAACTTGTTCACTGACATTGATGATTTTATCCATCGTGACAGATGGGTCGGCGGCCTGCACGGATGCGTATGCGCTGTCAATGGCTATCTGCGTGCTGAACGCATCACCGTTTTGGCCTCGCGCATCAAGAATGCTGGCCCATGCTTCGTTGGTAGATGCCGCGGCCTTATCAAACGTGTCAGCCAAACTATCAACACCGCCCTGCAACGCCAGTGCGCCAGCGTAGGCTTTGGCGTTGGCCTCGATGCCCAAATCCATTGCGCCCAGGCGCTCAACTTCAGCGCGGTAGGCATCCTTCATTCCGTCACCCACCTCCGGCATCACCAGGCCGAGGTCGGTGAATGCCTTGGCAGTGTTGGTTGTCAGCAGGGCGGTTTTTTCTGACTCGCTGTAGAAGTTTGCGTAGTAGCCCTTGAGGTTGGCATCGAGTGCGGACAGCCCACCAGCGGCTTCAATCAGGCCTTTGGCTGCGTTGAATGACAGGTCGGCCAGATACTCGAACGGCAGGTTCTCAAGCGCAGCCTGGAAGTCGTGTATGACGACCACGTTTAACATTGCGGTGGTCATGGCATCGAGCTGGTCGGCCTCGTTGACCATATCAGGCAGCGATGCGGTGACTTCTGACAGGTAAGTTTTAGCCTGTTCGCCAATGTCGGATGCCTTGAGCGCGTTGAACAGGATGCGCGTCATCTCGTTTTCCATCGCGGCTTGCAGCTCTTCTTCTGAGCGGCCTACTCCAGCTTCTCTGACTCCGCCCATGCGATCAAAACGATCAGACACAACCTCCCCGTCCAGCGTACCGCGAGCGTTGAAAAACGTGATGTCGTCACCAGCCGCGTCAATACTGTAGTACGCACCAGCGATCAAGTCGCTAGTCAAATCAAGTGACTCTTTGAGATTGCCCCACGAGTCCTCAATGGCAGTGGCGTATTGGCCAGCGCCACCCGTCTTACTGGTGTCGCCAAGGCCTGCGTAGCCGTTCACGCCTAAGTCGCCATAACTTGAATCTGTTTTAGGCCCGCCACCGCCACCAAAAAGGTCGTCAGCGAATGAGCCAATTGTGTTGCCGATAAATGCCCCAACTGGGCCGCCCAATGCCTCCCCGGCGGCTGTACCGATGGCAGCACCCCACTTGCCTTCGCCGGCTAGGTTTATGGCGTTCAGGTAGGAGAACGCTGAACCAGCAATGTTCAGCGTTTCGGCGAATGAGTCTACCGTTTGCGATAGACTTAACGCAGATTCCCCGAGTTGGTTGTAGCCACCCTCAAGCAGTTTGATGCCCGTGTTCTCCAGACCGAGCGCAATTGAATCTCCCCACCCCATTGAGCTAAGCCCGCCACCAAGGTTGAGCAAGCTGCCGCCAGACGACGCTGTACCGTCAGCATTGCGCCCGGTGACCATGCTGGTCAAACCTTGTGCAATAGGCTGCAACAGCGCCCGCACAACAATCTCAAAAGGCTCCGATACAAGCGCGTCAACCAGCAAATCGCGCACGCCTTGAGCGCCTTCTTTGCCGCCTTTCATCAGGGCATCGACTAGGCCGTCTTCGATGCGGTCGTAGGTTTTGTTCCAGTCAGCAATGCTTTGCTTTTGTGCTGCCAAGTCGAGCGCACGCAGCTTTTGGGTGTCGATCATCTCCAGCTTGGATTGCAATACCGCTGGATTGGCGATGGTCAGGCGGGCTTCGTTTTCCTCTTTGATGTACTTGTTGAGGACTTGCTGCTGTGCAATGGCTTTGTCGCGGGCTTCTGCGGTCTGGCCCATAAGCGACAGTTCAAGCTCGATACCCGCTTGCATGGCATCGTTTTCACGCAGAAGGGCGTTGATGGATTTGTCAACGTCATCAATGGTATCGGCAAGCTTGCGGTAGGCTTTTTCCTCTTCGGCAATTTGCTTTGCGTAACCTGCACCCCAGCGTTTTGCGGCTTCGGTGGCTTCTTTTTGCTCGGCATCGGCCAGGGCTTTGAAGCCAGATTGCTTTTGCAGCAGCAGGTCAAGTGCGTGTGCGTAGTCTTCGGCGCTTTGTGCTGTGGCTTGGTAGTGGGCCGCAAGCGCACGCACCTTTTCATTGAAGTCTGCGTTGTAGCCGTTTTCACTGGCCATCAGGTCGTTGTAAAGCGCCAGGCCTGCGTTGACCAGCTTTTGCTCGTCACTGAGTTTCTTTGCGCCTGACGCGTGCTTTGCAAATGATGCCTGCACATCATTGATGCGTTTGGCATATTGATCGGCGGTGATGCTGCCATTGGCCATGGCAGCCTGTGCAGTGGCGATTTCTTTGGCTAGTGTGGCCTGATTCTTTTCGTCTCTTGAAAGGTATGCTGAACCCGCCTTCTCAAAAGCTTCCATGGTGGCTTTGCGCTGCTTGTAGGCTTCGGTTCCAGCGGCCAATCGGGCATCTTCGGCATTGCCATATTTATTGGATGCAGCCTCAAGTTCTGCAATGGCACCACGCAAGCGCGTGATGTTTTCCATGTTTTTCTGCATGGCGGCATCGGATGATTTGATGCCGTAAATGCTGGTTCCGGTTGATGATTCGAGCTTTGCCAGCTCAGCCTTCATGCTTTCCAGTGTTTTTGATTTGGCTTCAATCATGGCGTAAGCGCCACCGACTGCTGCGCCGATACCCATGAGTGTGAGCGTGACCGGGTTGGCTGCCATCACTGCGCTCAATGCCACAAATGCGACCCTGATCTTTCCAATGTTGGCGGCTACCGATGCAAGGCCAGCTACCGCTGCCGTACCACCAAGCCCCCCAGCAAGGGCTGCGAATGCAACCTGGTTATTGTTGATGGCGCTACCCACGGTGTCAATCGCGCCTACAACATCCTTGAGCGTTGTGGCCAGCGCAGAGCTGGCACCGCTGGCCTTGTCAGCATCACCGACAAACTTCACGGTGCTGTTGCCGAGCATGGTGAACGCCTGCCCCACGGTGAGGGTGGCGGACTCCATCTCTTTCGCCAGCGCTGGACCGGCTTTTTCGAGCGCGCTGATGACTTGCTGGCTGGTGAGTTCGCCCGCTGCACCCAGCTCGCGCAGCTTTCCAATCGGCACACCCAGGCCGTCCGCAATGGCTTTTGCCAGGCGCGGGGTTTGTTCCATGATGCTGTTTAGCTCTTCACCGCGCAGCACGCCTGATGACAAGCCTTGGCCCAATTGCACCAACGCGGCCTGCATGGATGCGGCACTGCCTCCGCCAATGGTCATGGCCTGACTGATGGATTTGGTCACATCCAACAGGCGGGTTTGCGATACGCCTAGCTCTTTTCCAGCGCGTGCAATTGATGCGTAGGTATTGCCAAGCTCGGTGAAGCTCACGCGCCCCTGCTGGGCGATGGTGAAAAGCGCACCGTATGCGTTTTTGGCTTCTGCTACGCTGTTGCTTGATAAGCGTAGCTGGGTTTGCAGCGTTGTGGCTGCATCTGCCATCTTGATCAATGCTGTAGCAGCACCTACAGTAACCAGACCAGCCATGGCAGTTTTGAGCGTTTCCGTGCCAGATGCCGCCTGGCGTGCTCCGGTGTCTAGTTTTCCAAGGCTGTAGGCAACGCCATCGATGTTGG